ACTCACGGTTTCCGTCAGATACCGAAAAGTCTTTCTTTCCATCCGCACTGTTGGCATATGCAAGGTGCGTGTACTGTGTCTTTCCGTCTTTACCGTCTTTTCCCGGGATGCCGTTCGCTCCGTCTTTGCCGGCGTACTGTTTCGCAAGTGAGAACTGTTTCGATACGACAAGGTTATTCAGATATGCGGCTTTGATATTCACCCATCCGCTGTCTGCGGTCAAGCCGGTGACGGTGTACGTCTTATTCTCCTTATTCCAATGTCCCTGTATGTTCTGCGACGTCGTAATCGTGTACGTACAGTTATTCGTGATATCCTGTGTACCGTACATAACGGTCGCTGTTGTGGTGCACTCTGGAAACTCCGTATAGTTGCCGTTACTGTCAACCGGGATTCCCTGATAGTCGTTGTCGAGCTGCATGGTCATGTTTCTAGCCAGAGCTGCCATGTTCTCAACATCTTCAATCTTTTCATCAAGTGGTTTACCGCCGATCGTCACATAACTTCCGTCAAGGGTAACTGATCCGGTATCCATGTCTGCTTCAAATATTGCATTTCCACTTTTGTCTCTTACGATGAGCGTTCCTGCGTTAATATAATCGGCATTGATGCCCTCTGCATAGAGCAGTCTGGTTATTAATTCACCAGTCACCGCAAAACCGTAAGGATACGTCTTTCCACCGTCAACTGACACTGCAAACGCTTCCGCTGTCAGTTTCCAGATTATGTTGGATTCTGCCATGGTTGCTTTGTTGTGCATATAGTATATGATACTACCGTCCTGCTGCGGCTCCTGTGTCATATACAGACCGCTCGAAGAATTGAGCGTTTCAGCTAATCTTTGTATAGCCTCTTCTCTTGCGGATGTTTCTTTTTGCACCATCTGACGTGCCGCAACTATAGCCTTTGTGCTGTTTCCGTAAAAGTCACTGCTGCCCCTGATCGGATCATCGGCCTGTGTCTTAACTGTAGTCAGACCGCCTACATTTCCGGAAACGTCTGTCAGAGGAGTAAGATACTTGTTCCCTAATCGGTCGTAAGTGTACACCATGTCGCCAAACTCGACGAGTGGGTTGTACACCAGATCACCCTCAAGATTCCGAAATCGTGCCCCTACGATCTGCTCGCCAATGATATTCGCTACTGTCTGAAGCTGGTCGGTATCAATCAGCTCGTTCTCAAGCTCAAGGACGTACCCTTCTTCTCCGTACATGCCAGAATGCTCAGTATCAGTATCGTCGTTTGACTGCCCGTTCGTTACCTTAATTCCAGTTATGACTATATCGTCACTGGAAAGTGTAGGCGGATTGCCATAGTTCTTTAATTCCGGTATATTCGTCCTTTCAAAGTCCCATTTTACGAACTGTAGATTTCCGGAATAATCAATCCGGGCGTTCGCAGATTCGACCATAGCCGCATATCCGAACAACTGGCGAAACGTCATACCGTCAGGAATCTTCCTTATTATAATGTCGCCATGGTCCATGACCAGATTCATGCCTATGCCGATTGTTCCGCAAGCATCTCTAATAAGATTAATAAGTGACTGCGGCAGCTTTAGCCCACTGGTGTATGCCTTGTTTGCCTTATACATATCATCCAGCGCCGTAACATTGATGATATCTGAGTACTGTTCCGGCGTAGTGACTGTATAGACTCCCTTGTCAATGGTTTCAATGATGTCTTTCGTGGCTGCCTGTGTTGCGATGATAGGGTCACCGGTACTGTCCAGGATCGGGTTGTAGCTTTCATCCAACAGCGTGCTTACAGATTCCGGCGCCGCATACGACGTCTGAAGCTTCAGATAAGCATGAATCTTAGCTCCGTAAAAGTTGTAGTTCTTCCACTGCTCCTGATCGTTATTAATACTCAGTGCCAGTGTTTTACAGACAGTAGCGCCGACCGGAAAACTGCTGCTTTCCGCGCAGTCGGAAAACCCGTTGTCGCCGTTCATGATATCTTTATTGATAGTCTTTTTTGTTCCGTCAGGAAAGGTGATATCCACTGCCATTCTGACTGGCTCACCAGCTTCAAGCTTTTCTCTAAATGCGTTACTTATGTTAATCACAGTGGATTCACCCCCGTCATGTTAAATTCTAATGACGATAAAAACTTTCTATCGTCCGACAATTCCCCGATAGCTATGTTCTGCGTCTGTCCTACATAGAACGGTGCATTACGCCAAGCCCCGTAATATGGTGAGAAATAATGAAGTGTAAATTTATATCCTTTCGCTACCATCTGCAAGATTTTAGTTGCTTCCATCATTGGAATATCACTGGCCTTATATGTATACTGTTCTACAGTGAACATCGGTGTAAAGTAGCCTACACCGTATTGCGTCCTCTGACTGGATTCCGTGTAAGTCGTGGCAAAGGAGAGCGCGAGGTCTTTATCTGGTTGCCAAATTATTGTTCCGTTGATTTTATATTTTTCCATAACGCCCTCCTTTCTATGCCATCTCAAACGGGTTTCTGCCGCTTGTATCTCGTCTCATCTGCGCTTCTTTCATCATCTCGTCGAACAGTGTCCTGCGATTAATCTGAGCTGTAAATCGGTAACTTCCGCCGCCTGTCTGTCGTCCTGTGGTTTCTTCCCGGACGATCTTTCTGAGCAGAGCTTCCGGCGTCTCGATGTTGTTGCCTTGCTTCTGATCTCCCAGAACTGCAAGGAACTCACTTCGAGGTGGAATAACCGCACCTTTTGCCAGATACGGAACTGTTGGAACTCTTGGAAATGTAGCTTTAAATCCGACTGTCACGGATTTTCCGTTTAACAGTGGGACTTCCCATGGCCCAAATGAGAGTGCTGACTCGATGGTTCCGATAGCACTGTTGATAGTGCCGATAGCTCCATTTACGATGCCGATAACGCTGTTAAAAACGTTTGCTACCGTATCTCTGATTCTCGTAAATGTATCAACTACTGTATCTCTTGCGTTTGCGAATTTGCCAACTATAGCGTCTCTAATGGCACCTACTTTTGTGATGACCGTATTCCACATGTTCTTGAAAGTTGTTGTGGTTTTTCCGCTCACATACTTCCAAACTCCACTGATTTTTTCTTTAAGATTCGTCAACTTCTTTGTTACTCCGTCAACAAGCGCCCTTGTTTTTCCAATAACCCAGTCTTTCAGTTTTGTAGCAGCTTCCTTGATCTTGTCCCAGTTTTTGTACAGCAGCACTCCGATTGCTATAGCTGCGCCGACCGCAAGGACAAAGAACCCACCTGGTCCGATAGCTGTTGCAATAGCTTTGATACCACCCATGATGCCACCCGTACCAGTCATTAGTGCGATAAGCCCCTTTGCGGCCATAGCGATTCCAGACACGCTTTTAATAACTCTCGACGCCAATCCTGCAATTTTTCCTGCCGCGAACGCCCCGATCAGCGCCACACCGAATGCTTCAATGATTGATTGATGATCTGCAAAGAATCCCACCAAGCCAGACACTAGATTAATCACTGTTGGGATCCCCGTTTCAATAATCCATGTCAACATTGGAAGAACAATATTTTTGTAAATCCATTCAAGAACATTTCCAACAGATTCCAGAATTGGAGCAAAAGTCGCTGTCAGATTACTGATAGATTCCAACAATGGATAGAAGTCCAGATTTGCCGCCCATGTCGCCGTATCTTCTGCAATCTTTTCAATAAACTGCATAACTACCACAAGAGCATCTGCAATATTCTGTATAATCTGTGTTCCGACATTGTTCTTATTCCACGCATCCGCAAAACCGGATGCAATATTCCCGATAGTTTTAAGAACGTTCTGAGCAATCCTCAGCATGGTTGTGAGCATCGTTGTGCCTGTGCCATTTGTCCAGACCTCTACAAGGCTTTTGCCTACACTCTTAGCGAGTTTCGCGATTCCCGACAAAGCAATGTTTGCCGCGTCAATGGTGTTCTTACCCTCTTTCTTCCAGGCGTCCTGGAATGGCTTCCAGAGCTTTTTAAGGAGCTTTGCAAGCTTTTCGGCTGATTTGCTGATTTTATCCAGAGCAGTTTCGCCCTCTGCTACTTTCCCATAGTCAACATTTCCAACAGCTCCAGCCAGACCACCAGAGTTTCCTCCTGACCCCGTTCCTGAGGATGGGGTTTTGCTTGCTGTTGATGATGTATCCTGTGTAGAATACCGATTAATCTCATCAAGTGGGCTAAGATATCCTTTCGCCGCTTTTGCCGCATCTTTTGTCGCATCGGCTACATCTTCTGTAGAATCTGCTAACTTGCCGGCATTGTCTGCTGCCTGTCCGTAAGCATCTGCCGTATCCTGCACGCCACTTGCATCGCCTGTGAGACCTGCGCCGCTTCCGCTTGTCTGACCTGATGATTTCTTTCCAGTGATAAGCTCTGTAAATGACTTGAATGCGTTTGCCAATGTTGCCAATTTGCCGAGCAGAATATTGATCACTTTCAGAACGGGCGTGAAAATATTAATCAGTCCCTGCCCGACTGTTGCCTTGAGAGACTGCAGCTGTAACTGCATCACTCGTACCTGATTTGCCCATGAGTCAGAAGTACGAATAAAGTCTCCAGATGCAGCCGAAAGCTGTTTCTGCACAAAAGCCAGACGAAGAGCCACTTTCTCCTGTTCGGTCATTTCAGATGTGGTTTTTCCATAGCCATTAGCAAGTGCATACTGGTCAAGTGCCGACTGGGTCATTACCACGCCGAGGTCCTTGAGTGTTTCCGTTTCGCCCGTAAACACTGATTTCAGCTTGATATAAGCCAAGTCCTGACTGATGTTGTAGAATGACGCCACGTCACCGGTCAGCTGCGTCAGAGCCGTTGACATGTCGTAAGCCTGTGCTTCTGAGAATCCGAACGACTTAGACATTGCTCCGAACGTGCCGACATATCTTTTTGCCATGGTTTCTGATAATCCGGCTGAGGTCATAGCATTCTTAGCGAATTCATTTACTTTGTCGGACATGGTGGTAAAAGTAACATCGACCACGTTCTGGACTTCGGCAAGGTCTGAACCAAGCTCTACACACTCTTTTCCGAACTGCACTAACTTGCCAACTGCAAAAGCCCCACCAATCAGCAGACCTATTTTTTTTACAGCACTTCCAAGGCCGTTAAATGACTGTTTTATAGCTGATACTCCATTTTGGACACCGGTTGTATCCATTCTGGTATCAATAATGACTGAGCCATCAGCAGCCATGTGTCCACCTCCTAACTATTTGAGGTTCAACATCTCATTCAGCTTATCTTTATAAGCTTGCTCCTCGTCGCTGAGACGTGTTTTTATATCAATAATGTTCTTGTTCTCTTGATAGAATTTCTTTTCCCATTTATCGAGCTTTTCGCCCTTTGCCTTTTTAGAGCGGATTCCAACCACTGTATTAAAAAGGCATTCACCAGATTCCATGAAGTACCCGAAGAACGTCCACCAGTGCATATACGGAACGGCCCTGATTTCTTTCCCGGCGACTTTATTTACAGCCGGTACAATCATATCTCCGTCCTGTTCCCAGTCCATCAATCGGGGTTTTGGGTGGTTCGGATTATCGTCCAACTGTCCGCAGTCGATGAACTCCGATGCTTTCTGACAGGCTTCATCCAGACACTCAGCCGGTATACTCTGCCAGTCCTCAAACAGAATCTGTAGCATAACAACTGCTTTTGCCTGCTCGTCCAGTTCTGGATCATTCATAGCTATGAGAATATCAATGATTGCTCGGAAATCCGTTCTGATAGAAAAATCCACCCCACTGATATTTAGTGAGGTGGGAAGCTCATAGGCGGTCATTTTGCATACTTCTCCGTATACTTATTAACTGCTGCCTGCATTTTCTTTTTTCTCTTTTCGATTTCCGGTGCGATTGCTTCTGCGATCTTATCCAAAACGATATAAGCGAACACCTGACCATTGCCGAATACAGTGGTTGCCGTGATCGGCTCTTTGAACAGGTCTTTTGATGCTTCATATCCGAGCAGGTAGTTGATTTTATCCTCAATCTGTTTATTGAGTTCAGCCATCTCTTTACCGGAAGTGACTTTCTGAATGGAATCTTTGAGCTGCTCAAAATATTCTGTCAGTTCTTCTGCACGTGCTGCTACATTAATGTCCGTCGGATTAAGTTTGAAAGATGAAAAAACTTCGTCTTCGTTATTTGTGAATGTAAAAATGAGAATTCCATCATCAATTTTGGTGTTAATTATTTTTGCCATTTGGCGTGCCCTCCTTGCATATGTGCTTATTCGCTGTCGGCTGTGAATGTACCGGAACTGATATCAAATTTTCCTTTGACTCGTTCGCCGGTATAGTTAACAGTAAATGGAATCTGATAGCCGGATGTATCACCGCCGTAGGAGGTCGGCACAACATAGCATTCCTGCTGGTATGCTTCATACTTGCCTGCTGTGGCTTCTGTCCAGAGATGAACCTCAACTGCTTTTGTTTTGAGGTTGTCGTCTTTGAGACGTCCATCTACAATCTTCTGTAATGCTGTGAACAGATCGGAAGTAGTGTCTGCATAGAACGGATCAGCGTCAGAAGAAACTTCATAGCCGTTATGCTTAAATGTGGATTCTCCAAGAATGTTTTTAGACGTTTCGGTATCCGGGTTGAGTTCAATGTTGTACTCTTCCAGGTCCTTTCCAAGACGTTCAAACTTTGGTGTCAGTCCTCCGCAAAGAGAACCGGCATCAATGTAATGAGCCATATATTTACGGTCAATTTTTCCTGTAACTGCCATAGAAATGTCCTTTCTACCTATAACTTTTAAAAGGCTGTGTAAGTTAGCGACTATCTCCAATTGATAGCCGGTTGTTACTTGTTAGATTACTTCATAAGTGTTTTCGTAGCGCACTGACAATGGCAATAGCCAGTCCTGTACGCCACTCTCCTGCGGCTCTAATCCGTAGGAATTATCACGAGTGATACGTTTTATCACTCGCCCCTGTGAAAGCTCGGGAAACGCATTTAAACGTGTCTCAGAGCCATTTATGATAACTGGTTCTCGACATATCCATTTACCGAGATTGTCCAGGAACTTCTGAACAGATAACTTCTGCCGTTCTTTGTCGGATGCCGTGCGGTAAACCACATAGAATGGATACTGGCATACCTGATGCATTACTCCGCACACATCTTCTTTTTCTGAATAGATCAAAGCTCCGTTGTCTGCCGAAAACGCAATCCCGGATTCTTTGCCGAGTTCCTCGAATTTGATTGTTTCATTTTCGTATAGCCCTGGATACTGGTTCAGAAGTGCTTTCATGGCATCTGTCAGAATCTCATATCCGGTTGCATCCTTACCGATAGGCTTATCTGCCATGTCTGCCACCTCCTGCCTGTGCTTTTACTTTGCGAATCCATGTACTGCCGTATTGTCGTTTTGCGGCATCAAACCAATGGGCTTGTGCCCGTGGGTGCGCTTGTTTGGTGTATTCAAGATTCTCTTTTGCCGCTGTCTGACCGGAATACTGACTAACAAGTACTTTTTTTGCTCCACGTCTTGCATAAGGGCTTCCGGTTGATTCGTCAACCATGGTTTTACCCTCATACAAAAAACGTCCATAAGGTGCCGCCGCTGCGCATACTTTCCCAGTTCCTTGCAAGGATGTACTCTCAACTCTTGTTCGGTTGATAAAGTCCCCTGTAATCATCGGCATAAACGGCACCATACTGTCCATGACCATTCCATCAAGGAGATACTGTGCTTCCTGGTACTGCCTTGAAAAACGACTCATATTCAGATTAACTTTCATGTCTCCATCAACGATAGTAAAACCTTTAAAATGCTTTGTTCTGCTCATGCTATTTACCAAGAATTTCAAAGTGTGGAATCAGGCTGTACGGTCCACCCACGCTTGTGATTTTGAATACATTGTCTTTATTTTGATTCATGTACTGGTAGAATCCATTTCGATAATCACTTTCAGTTACTATTCCGCCAGTCCACTCACCCTCCCAGAAGAACGATTCATCTGAGAATGTAATCGTATCCTCCAGAGCGTTGTTAATCTGCCTTTTCCACTCTTTAGGTGGCACCCATGGGAGAATCTTACCATTCCTGTCAGCAATGGTTATATCGCCGTTCTGGACAGTATAATGGATGTGTAACTGTGCGTTGTCAGTTGCGTCTGGCCCGTACTTCTTAAGGATCGCCCCCTTGTCCGCAATAAGGTCAACGCCAGATAAAACATGAGGATACCAGTACGCATCTCTAGTTGTTGGACTCTCATAATAATTGAAAATCGTCACTGTTTTTTCGTACATGATACCCTCCTATCCTTCACATATTGCTTTTGAAAATCTATCAGAGAATGATTTTATTCGGACAATATTGCCTTTACACTCTTCCGGCATTTTCCCATAAAAGATAATGCTTTCTGGGTGCAATTTCTCAATCATGGCATTGTAACCAGAAAGAAACAGTTCTTTCTTTTTCTTTCCATTCATGCAACCAACAGAAGATACTGCCACCGTTCTGCCCTCTGGTTCTCCATCGAAACACCAATCGTAAGAATCCGGTGTACTCCATGAGATTGTCGGAATCACACGGCAACCGTACTCTTGGAGATATGCCCCAATCCAGTGCTTGCGATAATGATTATAAATCTGGATAGCTTTAGGGAAATCGGTGTAGGTACTAAAATCCGGTGTCAGAATATATCGAAACTGGATTAGCTTATCAACATACCTGTCTGGATTTCTCCATAATGCGTCAAACTGGTAGTCATCCAAGAAGAAATGAACCGCTTTCCCTTCTGGATTACTGCATTTCCCTCTTGCATAATTGAAGCCAATGAACTCGCATTCCCCTTCGAATGTTTCCGGGTATATCTGCGGTATGCCGTATTCACCAACGCCGGGAAAGATACGGCGGTTTAGATTTTCGTAGGCCATGCTGGTTAACTTATCCGCCATACGCTACCTTCTCCGTCTGCGTCTGCGGCTCGCACGATTCACTTTTGCATCTGCTCTCGATCCACTGGATAGCGCTCTATTGGATGCTGTTTCTTTGTCCAAGAACGTATTCGTTGCCTTACGGTCGGCATTATACGCTTTTTGGTCTTTCCTTCTCTCAAACCCGGAGATACTTTTCACAGTAGCGCCGTTGGATACCGCCCTTTTTCTGAACTCGCTTGCTGACATGTTCATTGGGGTAGGCTGCGGTGCGCCGCCAATCCCAACCTGATAGTAATGCTGTCCGTTTTTACTTGAGAAATAGTACCTCGTTGTTTCACCGTTTCTGGTTACATCGAAACCGCTACTTCCGCCGGAACCAATGCCGCTACTTCCGCCACGTCCGCCCATAAAATCACTCTTTCATAATATTCTGTTTAATCAGCTGATTCACGCCAGTGGCCGACAATCCATTAAACATACCGACTGCAACCGCCGTTATATAGTCCGTTGCCGGGAAGTCCGGGATAACTCCCATTCCGACTGCTCCAAGAATCCCGCCAATAACCGCCATGATTACTGGAATCCATTCATCAGAGATTCTTTTTGATGCTTTACAGCCCATTCCTACGATGTAACAGATCATAACGATTGCTACGCATGAGCCTAATGTTGAAATGTCCATATAATCACTCCTTTATGCTCCAAAATTCAGAGAAAAAGGCTCTCGTAAAGCCTTATATATTTCTCTTTCAATATCATCTTTGTATGCCGTTGTAAGAACACCGCCGACATTTATAGTCATTGTTTCTCTCGAATTCGGTCGTGATGCTTTTTCTGCGATGCTTGCATCTAAATAGGCTACTCCAACATTTTTACCGTTCCAACACTGCTCTTTGTTTGAACAACTTTCACAGTCTTTACGCATATCTGAATAAGCTTTTTTATTGCAAATCATACTCACACCCCCGCATATAAAATTGGTATTCCATCATCCATCCTTACTCCCATTAGAAGTGGTAAAGCCGTCTTAAGAAGCAAGTCGTTCGTTTTCTGCACATCTCCGGCGGCGGCATACACCGCACTCCATTCCTTTGCACTCGCTCCGATCTGCTGAGGCGTGGCGTAAGAAATGGATTCACTGCCAGATGATACAGATGTTACAATGCCTGTAGTGCTACCACCGGACCCGATTGTGGTTGATGCTCCACTAGCGGCGGCATTGGTAGCATTCTTCTCAGCAAGCTCAATCTGATACATTAATTCAGCTAATGAACAGACCGCCTTTTTGATACGCTTCTGAGAGCGTTCGTTCGTTGGCAGTCCATCCACCAGTCTGTCAAATGTCATTGTGTCCACGAAATCACTGGCTCTTTCTGCCAGTCGTGGGAAGCCGGCTTCTGGCACAACTGAACCGAAATATGAAGTTGTGTAAAATTCATAATCTGCATAAGCCATGCCAGTTACCTCCTGCGATCATCATTTTGCTGTTATGCTTGCACTTCCGGCATTCAGTGCTTTGTATGTTCCATCGCACTCAACCACTGTGATCTTCTGTCCGGTTGCTGCTGTGATATCGGCTTTTCCATCCCAAGTACTCCAGTTTCTGAGATTCTGTCCATATCCAACAGTTACTGCGTCTGTTGCAACTTTGTATTTATATACGTTGTTAGCATTTTCCTTAGCCGGATTTACAGTGATTTTCGTATCACCAGTTGCTGTTCCAGCTGCAGATGTTACTGTCAGGGTACCAAGTGTTGGTGTTTCATCAATGGTAATTACTGCGATTGCATCAATGTACTCCGCAAAAAGAGTAAGTCCCATGACCGCAAACGCTTCGGACACTGCTGTGTGGTAGTTGCCCTGTGTATGGAATCCGATCAGATTTGTTTCGCCGGATACAGTGTATACAAGACCTGCTCTTGCGAAGTCAGATTCGTTCGGGTCAACATAGTACATAACGATGTTCTCGACAGGGGTGGCGATAACCTGTCCTCTCGGGATTTCGCTGTCAGACAGTAAAAAGATTGTGTTGAATCCCATAAAGTCCTTCATATACTGGAATCCGAACTGGTTCTGAATAGTGATTTCAGCTGCGCCAAGATATTCATATACGTCCAGAATGTTGACAAATCCAACAACGCCAGTCGCATTCCTGTGCATCTGTTTGAATTTGTTCTCTACTCGACCCTTAGCCATTGCCAGAGCCATCTGGAAAGTTGTTTCTGTGGAAGTAAGCGTACCGGTTTTCAGATAGTCGTAAAATCTTCCGGTAACATCAGTCTGAAGCTGGAAAAGGAATTCATCATCGGTCATCTGAACAGCGTTCTCGTAACCATGATCCTTGATTGCTTCGATAGATACAGCCTTTGCGTACTTCTCGATAGTCATTTCCGCATAGTCTTTTTCTTTTACAACGAATTTGCTGTAAGGGATTTCCTCACCCTCACCAACATTTCCGCTCTGCAAAGTACCCTCTGCGTATTTGGACTTGAGTACAGCACCCGGCTGTTTTTTGATAGGTCTCATGATACCCAGAATATCACGTAAGTGCTGCCAGTTTCTTTCGAATCTGGTAACAAAATCAATCTCACGTGCTGTGACCTGGATATCATTCGTCATGATAAGATTAGTTTTTGCTGCCATATAAAAAATCCTTTCTACCCATAACTATTAAGGTATTGGGTTAGCGGCTATACTCTGTCGTATAGTCGGTGTAAAAAATCACTGGAATAACTGGATATTCTGAGCAATTGCAGCCTGTCTCTCGGACGGGTCTTTGATCGCTTCAATATCTTTCTTTGTCATGTTTCCCGGTGTCTGCTGCTGTCCAACATGAGTGGTAAATCTTGCCTGATTCTGCTGAGCCTGCTGATGAGATTCATCCACGAAAGCGGATGCGTCAGACTGTTTCATCTGCTCAATCAGATCGTTCAGCCCAAGGATTTTGCCGTCTTTCAGCTTAAGACCTGCTTCTTTGATGTCTGCCATGACTGATTTCTTTGCAGCTTCACTGGAAAACTTAACATCATCGAGTGCTGCTTTTAGAGCATCGGAAAAATCACGGTCGTAGATTTTTGCATTGAATTCTTTCTCCGCATCCTCAGCCTTCTTCTTCCATCCAGCAAGCTCTGTCTGAATGTTTGCCGGGTCGATACCGTCAAAACCTTTCAGGGTTTCTTCTGCTGTCTCGGCACGTTCTTTCCAGTCATCGCGTTCTCCCTCGACTTTTGACAGAGTTTTCGCAACTTCTTTCGCATTCTTATAATGCTCAGAGAGTGCTTTCTTCACATCTGCCTGCTTGTCCTCCGGGATTTCAATTCCAAATGATTTAAGTGTGTCAATAAGTTTCTGCATATACATCCTCCTGGTCGTGTTTATTGACCTGCCGCCGCAGGTAAATGGATTAAGCCAGTTAGACCACTGGCAGGGTAATCGGAATGGCAGGAATCGAACCTGCGGCGCATAGTTTATATACATTGCTCTACCACTGAGCTACATTCCATCAACCCGGATTCCCGGGTTAGCAAGGTGTTTAACGTGTCATGCCTGCCACGAGTTGTTTCGGGCATCTGTCTGCCCATTTACCTTTTACAAGGAGGTGCGTACTGTCTACATGATCGCATAGACAGCGATGGTACGTGTCGGAAATTGCATCCGCTTTTCAACCTCCAGATTCCGCCCGAATCTGTTTCTGTTAAGGACACGCACCCGTGAAAGGAGGAATCAATGAAAAAAATGTCTATGTCAAGTGGCGTCAACCACTTACGAATCTTCCCTATGAATATATTTTACCACAAAGTATCCAAAAAGTTGTGGTACATGTTTGAGCTAATTAGAGCATATCCCGGAGCTTTTCCACGTATCTCTTGACAAGATCACGTTCTTCCCGGCACTCTGCATCCTTGGACATATCGCTCATTTCTGTTGTAAGTTCGTCCAGATGTTCTTCCAGAGCGGCAAGCATCTTCCTCTTGCAGTCTTCAGACTTGCCGGAACGATAGCTTTGCTTCTGCGTCATGTAATCGTCATAAGCATCCCGTCCATCAGAACGGCTGTAATGCCCTCTGACGTAATGTTCCCCACGTCTGGCATAAGAACTGCCCCGATCGTAATCCGGCATCATTCTGCCGTCATTTGAACTGTATCTCCCCATGCTGTCGCGCTTTCTTCCGCGTTCGCTGTAATCGTCATTGTATCCGCTACGCATTTCATCAAGGACAGCGTTGTAATACTCTACTTTCTTATCCCAGTACTGCGTATTCTTGATATCTTTGTACATGTCAATCAGCTTATATGTCATATCCAGATTTCCAGTGGTCAGCCCACTGTCAGCAATTTTGGACAGTTCGTCTTCAATTCTTGCACATAAATCCTTGATATCTCTCATAACTGCACCTCCTACGCTTCTCTGGTTACAACAATGTTCGCATTTGCAACAGAAATAGCCTGATCACTGGTATTCTCTACTGCAATATTAACGCAACATCCGCGTGGTACATCAATATAGATACCAGAGGACACATTGTTATACTGGTCTACTGCTGCCGGTGTGGAAATCATCTGTGAAGATAATACAGGCTCGCCAGAGATTGCAATAGCCAGAGAAATAGCTCCGACAGTACCGCCTGTTGGAATTGCGATATTACCAGAAAAATCCACGAAGAATCTTGCTTTACACTGGTTGGTCAGTCCTCTCAGGGTAATGATTCCGCTTCCCTCTCTGTGCTGAATACAGTTAGAACCTTTGACTGCTGTGTTTGAAAATACTACGTTTCCATTTGCTGCTACAGTCTGAGCAGCTACATTTGTAAATTCTGCCATAATTTTACTCCTTTCATATCACAAAAGGACAGGCCTCAGCCTGCCCATCTGTGTAATACGGCATAAGCCGACATCCGAATCAATCGAAAGATACTCTCAATATGAAGTTATCAGCAATTACATCCAGTGTTGCATCCGCATCCGTAATATGTGTTCGGATTAGGAACCTGATATGCCGGAATCGGTGCCGGATTGATTGCATTAATAAGCTGCTGTGTCTGTGAAGCCATTGCAGTTGTGAGAAGTGCGCTCTGGCGGTCCTGAGAAGCAGCACGTCTGAGGTCATTGTTTTCAGCCTGCAGGTTAGAAATCTTTTCATTGCAAAGATAATCAAGAATTGCTCTTGTTCCTGCGTTCTGGCTGTCAATAATGTCTCTTGTGTTGCTGTTCATGGTGTTCTGCAATGCACAGGTATTCTGTGCCATGTTATAGTTTATGCCCTGGATTGCTTCTCTGGTTTCGCAGCAGCAGTTTGCAAGCTGTGCCTGGAGTGCATTGGTATTCTGCATATTTGCTACAGTGTCAGCGTTAATAGCCTGCTGGATGCCGAAACCAGTCTGCATGATATTTGTGTTGATTCCGTTAAATCCGGTAAGCATACCGTTATTCATGGCGTAGAAGCCATCACACAGGCCGCTATTGATTCCGTCAAGCTTGCTAATTACAGCGGAATTGTCGAATCCTCTCTGAATATCTGCCTGAGTAGCTGCTGTGGCTGCATATCCGCCGCCGTTTCCATTATTGCCCCAGCCGTTGTTTCCCCATCCGAAGAAAGCAAAAATGAATAAAACAATAATCCACCAGCTACCATCTCCGCCAAACATGCCGTCATTATTTCTACCATTTCCAGTAGCAGCGGCAATATCTGCTAAGCTATAATTTCCATCCATAATATAATCTCCTTTTTGTGTATTTACATCAATCTGGCCAGATTGTAATGTACTATTTCATTCTTTTCAACATATGTTGGAATTGCCCTGCCATCTGCTGAACCTGATTAAGTTGCTGTTGGGAAATCTTCCCAGACTGTAACATCTTCTCAACTTCTGCTTTCGGGTCTCCCTTAAAATTCTGTTTAAACTGCATAAACTGCTGTATCATCTGCATTGGCCCGTTTCCCTGTGGCATCCCACCGCCAAGTGCGTTAAATAATGGATTACTCATCTGCATTTCCTCCCTTGATTGCTGGCTCCTGTACAGTATTAGTTCTAACAGGTTCAGAAAAAGAATTTAATCGGTTTATGATAGCTTCGTATTTGCCCTTTAAATCGTCATATTCCTGTCTGGTGACGTACTTACTGTCCATGTTCTGAACAGGCTGTTTAGGCGGCATCTGAGTGCCTACTTCATGATACTCAAACGTCCGTAATGGTTGTGGCATACCGGAAACGTCTGTGGATTTTATGTAGAACTTTTCACTTTCACTGTCCATCAACAAAACACTTGTCCCGGGTGCTACCAGATAGGATTTTGCGCCTACTTCGCCGGAAACCCACAGGATACCATTGTTATTCTGCTGTGGTTGCTGTACTGGTTGAGCTGGCATCTGGACAGGCTGTTGCTGGAACTGATTCATCTGTCCCGGAACGCCAAAACTATATTGATAAGGATTGTTATATAATGCCATCTTATACACCGCCTTTCTGATTATATTTTTGCATAAAAAAAGAACCGGAAACAGGTCGTTTCTGGCTCTAATTAGTGTCTAAAAAGTATCAGCATACTTTTATTATTTTATTATTCACCCTCCGGCTTAATCGCTTTGCCGTGGATATACTCACATTCATCTGTTCAGCGCAGTATTCGAGTGTATATTCCTTACATCTCAGCCGGAACAATCTTTCTTCGTCCGGTGTGAAATTACACTCTATTAAGAATCTGTCTATATCTTTCTTAGTGAACACATATAACTTCATGAGCATACCCCTTACTAATGCTAACGTTGATTCTGTGCAAGATAATTTGTAAGCTTCTGTTTTGTTTTTTTTAACTCTTCGACATTATTCCCACTGATCTGACTATCCAGCATGGTTGATAGCACTTCCAGAATTAATGAATCTCGTTCTGCGATTCTCTGAAGACTCTCAAAGTCACGCTTGTCGTGTTCTTCCAGTGTTTCAACTCGCTTATTAAGCCGAAATGCCGGAGTAATCCACTTAAGAATTACAGCCACCGCCCCTCCGACAATAGACACCCCTCCGCAAATAGAAAGGAAAATCTGTACAAATTCTGATATGCTCATTTAGCTACTCCTTTTCCCAGTAGTATACCGGGATCTCATTACCACTATCCCATGTATCGTAATATTTGCCGTTCTGCACCGTCACCACATGACCATCTATGCAGAGGATATACGTACCTGTCGGATGGTCTGTGCAAAAGTCGTTGACTGTATAGATATACCGTTCTGATTGCTCAATCAGTTTTCGCCTGTACCCACGTTTATAGAGGTACGCTCCCCAGACATAATTTGCGCTTGGCATATCTGACAGGGCACATGCCTGTATCATTAATCCGGCAAAAACCGTTTCCCAATCAAAGCCGGTTGCTTTGCATATTGCCCGGACAGCACAATCTCCGACTCGATTCCCAGCAGGATTCGGGTTGTAATACTCCCATCTATCCATCAGTCAATCCCCTTTGCTGTTTTATATCTCTTTGCCGCTCCTCTGGCTTTTGCAGCATTCTGGCGGTTCCATTTAGCAATCATAAGTCGGTCTTGTAGTTCCCTCAGGTCGTTCCGCTTGCAGTAATCTTTGTATGCAGTATTTTGCTTCTGCAAAAGATAAGATTTCCGGTCAAGGTCTTGCTGTAATGCGAATTTCGCCTTTTCGTTCGGTGCATTGTTAACTCCTGCTTGCAGTCCAAGAACCTCTCTCTTCGTTTTGCGGATTCTTCGCTCATAAGTACGTTGCCGCTGTTCTTTTTCGTACTGCTTTCCCTTGTCGGCTTTGTCCTGTGCTGATAGTTCTGCATAAGGATTAAATTCCCCGTCACTTGCCCCAAAGCTATGCCGACAGTTTACTCCTGACAGTCCGCTTGCTGTTCCGTATCCGGTCAATGAGAACGGCGGAAATTTCTTGCTCTTGCCAGAACGAGAGTATATCTTTCCTTGCCACCATGCGTGATTTCCCGGATTCTCACCGCCGTCACCTGTTCTGGCTCCCATGTGGGCACTGACCAGAACTAAATCCCAGTTCATTTCTTCCATGCGCTTTAGGGATATATTTCCCGTAGCCTGAGCCACACCAGTTCTAACAGAACGTGCAACCGCCGTTTCAATTGTATCTTTTCTGCCGGATGGATATGTTACTGTAACGCCATTGCTTACAACATTGTTAACTGCTTCTCTAATCGCTTGCGTATATCCAACTGCCCCAGTCATCACATGATTATATGCAAGGTCACATTGCTCGATATAGAGCCTTTGAGCGGCACTTGCAGTCGTTCTTGTGAAGTTCTTCCACTCGCCCATAGTCGCAAGCATATTTCGCTCCATGAGTCTTATCATAGCCGGTGATTGTTCGAGTGGTACAGGGCTTAATCCTGCCGCCTTGTATATCTTATCATCATAATCGAGGGCAGTGATTCCGGCATCTTCAAACGCTTCAAGAAGCTCCTGCTGTTCGCGTTTGGTGTATTTGGATAATTCTGCCAGAATGTCCTCTAACAGTTCACCGGATTCCTGTAGCGTTCTGATTCTCCACGCATCGGCATTAGTCAGAATATAATCCTCACCTCTGCCGATTCTTGCCATCATTCGAGATACAATCTCAGATATAATATACTGGTGTAACTCCTCAGCAATCTGTTCACTGCCTTCTGTGATTCTGCGCAAGTACTCTGGACTAAGCATATATTATTCCTCATCGCCGAACAAAGTCGGTTCTTTTGGCTGTGCTTCTTCAACCATTGCCTTAGCTTCTTCCTCAGTCATTCCCTCGAATTTCACGAAATACATCCATGCCGGAACTTTATTCGTAGTAACATACTGCCACCATCTTGCGCGGTCGTTTTCACGCACATATAGGATGTCTCCAAAATCATAATTGACTTCATAGGCTCCGACAGGTGCAAGTCCGTACAGGTCAGCATAAACGTTCAATGCGTAGATTACTTCATCCAGACAAGATTCCAACTTATCCCTCACGTCTTTGATAAACTGAACTGTTCTCTGCTGTTCCGCTTCTACTCCCGTGGCTGTCTGTATGCCGCTAGATTCGTTAAAAACGAAGTATCCGTTAGAGAATCCAATCTTGTACCCTAACTGGCTTAAAAGGGCGTTTATGCCGCTTATACGGGTATCTGTGTTAAGCTGTGGATTGATTTCTTGATAGAACTCTTTCTCGTCCTGTCCGAATACATTCTTAACAAAATGTGGCAATCTCATCTCGTTCCGTCTGTTCTCCATACCCTGTGGTGACATGGCTGCTACAGGTGTACCGCTTGGCATCAGCAGCCTATCATCTGCCAGAACTGTCTTCTGAGAATCAAATATCTCTCCGGCATTACGGCTGTATGCAATGTCGAGATCTTTCAGTTCTTCGATAGCTTCTGCAAATATCGGCAAGCCCAGTGGCGTACTGATATCTACGTTATTCGCCTGTGGTGTTCGCAGCATTCCATATAGCGGCCCATCCAGCTTCTCTCCGTTTGCTTTGAGAATCGGCGGAGTGTCTGCCATTAGGTCAGCCCATTTGGTCTGTTTAAGGTCAATCTTATCACCGATTGACTGAGGGGATTTTGATACATAGGCTCTGTTGGAAACATAATACGGATAGGTTGTCACTCCGTCCACTGTTGTCTCAATAAACCTGTGATATTCAAGCCGTGTGTAGTATTTCCGTCCAACAGTATAAGAATCCTTAAATATAATCCCTTTGATTTCCTGATTATCGTAATCCACAATCATCACATCTGCCGGAGTGAATACGTCAAGGCTCTCGCCGTTTGGTTTGATAAATACCGTTCCGTAAGCACATCCATATTCCACCCAGTGCCGAATCTGGAAGTATACCTTGTCAATCTGCTCCTGCAACCATGTTGCCCTTGCAGAACCATCAATCTGAATGCCGATCGCCAATGTTGCAAGTCTGGCAGTCTCTGAGCAGACAGATTTAGCGAAGTTAATCGTCTTGATATTATTCTTGTCATCTAACCATTCCGGTACTCCCCTGTAAATGTTCGCGCACCGGTTAATCAGTGATTCCATTTCTGGAAATTCTGCCGCCTGGATGTTAAAGTCCTCTTCGGCTTGTTTTTTGAATATCATATTAAACCACCTTTTTAGTGTTGTTATAAGTCCCATTTAGTCGTCCTCAAATTCTATCCAGTCAGCGGGAACTTCTAGGATTTTTCCATCCATGTTTACAAGTGCGAGTGTTGATAACATTGAGCCTAACTCATATCCTCCGCATTTTCCTTCCTCACCAGTAAGAAATTCTTTATATTTTAAGAATATTGCACTCTTGGAAACGCTCGTTCTTATAATGATTTCTTGCCCATTTGAAACTATTTTATTTTTTATAGTATCATTTGGATTCGTAACAAAACATTTTTTTCTCATTATGCACTGCTCCCCCTTCTTCTCCATAATGATTCTGTTGCATACCTACTTGCATCAATCAAATGGTTATCTTTGTCTGGATAACCACTAATGATATTTCCTTCCTTATCTCTTTCGTATTCATAATTAGAAAACTCTTTATAAGCGTTAGGCGTTCTCTTAGGGTCGATAACAATAGTTCTTGTTTGAAGCCATTTCATAGAATATGCTACACTTCCAGGTCCTTTTATTGCACCCACTGCTGGGAGTCCAAAATCTCTATAATCATTGATTGATTTAGGTTCGGCTGAATCGCAAGTAATAGTATAATCATTATATTTTCTTTTTAAAATCTCGTCCGCTGATTCTCTATTGCTCCATTTGTCTTCGTAAATTTCATCGATGAAATATATCTTTTCAGTGTTATGATTGTAATATAAACGAATAAAAGCATACGAATCAGGAAAAAATCCCCAGTCGCACCCCTGAAATATTTTGTCCATGTGGCTGATCTCTTCGTCTGTAATATCTCTAATCTCCAGATATTCAAATACGTTTCCGCCATTTCCATTCGCAATTCCCATATACTCATGCTCATAAGCGTTTGGATTGACTTCTTTCAGATGCTCTGCTTCGTCAATGAATGGCTGCCCCAGCCATTTTTTTGGCACGTCCAAGTAAGTTGATGAGTGGACTATTCTGTTCTCTTTTGGTTCGAGAACATACTTATTAGCCCAGTTATTCATTGTCTTTGGTGGATTGAAGCTCTTAAATATCCATGCAAGGTTGCCACCACGAATTGCAGACTGTTCGATTTTTCTAATTTCCTCAGGTCCTGCGAATTGATCCAACTCCTCAAACCAGAGAATGCCAATATATCCGAACTCAGGGTTGATAGATTTAATTTTATCAGGGTCATCAGCACCACGGAAGTATATCTTTTGTCCGGTTGCTTTTAATGTAATCTCCATAGGTGATAACTTAGAATCAAATTCTTCTGTGAATTCCTGTTTTCCAATAGCCCATTTGATTTTGTTGTATACAGAATCCTTAATGGTGTTCCCGACCTTACGACAGACAACTGCATGGATGTCATGATTGTTCTTCATCAACTCTACTATAGTCATTCCAACAGTGGTTGATTTCGTGGAGCCACGTCCGCCCTTAAATACATACTCCAGATGTTCCTTATCTCGAATATCTCTAATAGCTTGGTGAAAGCGATCAGGAATGTTGTACAGATCCATATGATACGGCTTCGCATTTCTAGCAGCTTCCTCTGCTGCTTTTTTTTCTTCTTGCTCTTGCTTAATCTTTAATGCCTTTTCCAGATCATTCATGGATTTCAGCTGATCGGAGAAGTCCGGAGCAAAACCGAACGAATCTTTTAGCTCACCCCTTGCAATCATGGAGCGGCGCTGTTGGATTTCTGCCAGAGACATGATGTCAATGCCTTTTTGCTTTTCGATGAGAGACTGCTTTTCGGCTATATAGGAAGAAATATTAAGTTTTCTTAAGTTTTGTGCTCCTATTACTTCTGCGTTTTTCTCGGCATATCCAGCTTTTTTTGCGGCATCAGATGCATTTCCGCCATTCTTGATATATTCATCTGCAAACGCTTTCTGTTTAGGCGTTAAGTCCATCTAATCACCTCTGTCTATCCTCATTTTCTGACTGCCTCCCATATTTCTTTTAGGCACATGACTACATCGTACTGAGATGCAGTTCGTAATATTTCATAATCACAATCCTTCCATTCACCGCGCTTTGTTGGCCTGAACACTGGTGTTGATATAATCGTTACTGTAATTAATCGTTCTTGCTCATGACTATAGAATTGTGATGTTCCGATTTTTATGATTAATCCGGTGGACAATATAGCTTTTTGAAGTTTTCTTGTAACTGCTTTTAAGTTCGCCATATTATCACCTCATTTCTGGCTATAAAATCCCATAGTAACACTTCTGAGTATATTCTATCACAGGTCAGTAGAAAAGTTGTGGTACATGTTTGAGGAATTTTGTGCTAAAAAAGAGCCGGTAAATACCGACTCTCTAATTTTATTCATTGCTTTGTAATTTTCTGATCGTCTCGCCCTGATCTCCTGGACACCCCATGAAACATTCCGGGCAATGTTCGTAAAATGTACATCTGATGCAGTCATGTGGACTGATCGAGCTGCAATATTGATGTAGTACTGCGAATGCTGATATGGCGAGCTGTGGGGTTATGTCTGGTGGCTTAAACATCGTGTTTTTGCTCGCCCTGGTCACTTCCACATTATCAGCTTTGAACTTTACAGTATCCCCATTACATTTTATCGTAACTTCGTTCTTTTCTCTGCCAATTTCAAGCGTAGGTTTGTTATCTGTCATCTTCTTCTCCCCAATCTAATTTCTGACCACACTTATTGCAATAAAAATCTGATTTATAAAGTCCCTCTCTGTTGCAAACTGGACAGTTACCTTTTGTCGTATAATATCTGCCAGAAAAATCAATAATAGATTTTATGTTATCCGGTTTCATTGGAATCTGCTTTTTTAATGCCTTAACTGCAACCATTCTAACTTCGTAAGTACATTCACCACCATAGGCTGTATCATCATAGCTTAATTCTTTTAATGCTTCTTCTGGTTTCATATTAATCATCCTTATCGTCCTCATCAATATCGACAGTTTCCAGATCTGCGAAATCACAACACATTGCGAATACGTCAATCATTTTCTTCTTAACTCCAAATACCTCTATCATGTGAGAATTATTTTCCATGATTTTTATTATATCTGACTTTTTAACATATTCAGCCATTCTTCATCTCCTCCAACTGTTTTACTGCTTTTCTATAATCCCTATTCGCAGACCGGAACATCATCAAGAGTATTTCAGATACAGGCCTTGTCCGATTTCTTCGCTTTGCTTTTTTGATGCATGTAAGATCATTTGCTTCTGGTACATATATTCCTACATAATGTGGAATTTCAAGGGATACCGCAGCGCATACATCTGTCGGCATAACTAGGTAGTTATAATCGCCAACAAAATTCAGCCCATGACCAGAGCGAAAATCTTCAGCTGATGATTTAACCTCATAACAATAGCAGTCACCTTTTTCTATCCCGGACACGCTATTATTCACCGGCACGAACCGCATATAATCCACCCTTACCGCATGATCTGTCGAATAATCGAATGTCACTTCCTTAGCCCAATAAATACGTGGATCATTGTGAGGATTGATTTTTTTTTCGATCATTGCTGATAGTTTTGCTGTAATCTCAGGTCTTGTCATTTTGAATATCCTCCAACTTCTTCTCAGCTTCTTCACGGGTTAGGAATACGGTTTTACCAAGTTCATGATAATAATTGCAAAAAAGCATAAACTCTAATCTGTTCTCTACGATATAGAATCTTTTTTGGCTATCGCAGTCACGGTTGCAGTTATAATTTTCGCAATTATTTTTTGTTTCGCCAAAATTACTGCACTCTGTATATTCATAAGTTATTCGATATACTTTTTTCTTCAAATCATCTGGCAATCTCACAAGCAAGCCCTGTTCTTCTAAGTCTTCGTAAGTGGCAAGCTTTTTAATCATATTCTTTACTGTTTTGCAATTTCCTGCGCCCTGTGAGCAACTATCGCAATATTCACCGCACTCAAACTCTCGTTTTTCGTTATATGTGATACTATCATCTTCACATTTTGTTAATCTCTCCATCTACTTCACCTCACAAAAATATATTCTTTTCTTCGCGCTTTTTCATACATTCTTCGCAAATAAAAATTGTTTTCGGATACCTAAAACAGCTATCATTAAGCATCGGATAATCCGGTTTATATACTGTGGTTTTCCATTTGCCACAAACATTACACTTTTTCACAGTTTCGTTTATATTTATTGCCATGCATCATTCTCCCCCCCCCCTATAATCTCATCAATACACTGGTTTCGACCATCGACCATCCCACACTGATAATCTGTCATGTCATTCTCGGTAGTGTTTTTCTCCGGCAGTGGCTTCAATGGACACCAATCAGGTCTTGATTTGCTTTCGTAATCATAATGTTCTTCTGTCATCAGAATTACATCATAATCTAAACAGTCAGCTAATTCACAGCATCCCTCATATTCAAGATTGCCGCAGTATTCAATTCCGAACGGGCAATCGTAACAATTCTCTGGCGTATCCATCAGTAATATTGATTTACTCATAATTCCCCCTCAAGACAACAATACACTATTGGATAGCCAGTATCACAATCACAATTGTTGTAATCAATGTCTTCCAATGCTTTACTTTTTGCTATTTTCTCAGCTTCTTCTTTTGTATCGGCTTCAATATCGTCATAATCAATTGATAAGCTAATTCCGACACTTACATGCCATTTACTCATCTGATTCCTCCTGTAATAATTCTTTATTGTCGAAAATGTTTCCAACTGGCATAGCGTCTACCATGTTAATCCAAAACCCTAAATCTTTTCTAAGGCATTTGTCATCCGACCAATCTACATAGAATCCGACATGTTCTGTTTTCTGAGAATCAAAACAATTTTGATAGCATCCATATTTGATTGGAGCACAGATTTCTCCGAAATGATATTTGATAATATCATTCTCCCAAATCTTATTACCGTTCTTGTCACAAAGTCCTGTGAACTGGCAGAGGGTTTCTGGATCAACTTCAAGCCACCTAATTAAAGGAGTACAAAAAACCTCGAATATATCAATGCCAATGGATATATCAATGCCAACAAATGTTTTTCCACTGCACTCCGTACAACATCCCTCAACCCATTCGCCATTATCAATCCGCTTTGCCTTAAAAAGAATCTCTCTCATTCAACTCCACCACCTTTCACAATTTCATCAATTGTTGTATCTCCTTCGATGCAATATTTTTCAAATAAATAATTCTCTAATTGCTCTACAATTTCATTTACGTCAAAAGCCGTTGGCTGTTCGTCAATAACTGCACCTATTGCAAAATCCATATCTGAATTTCCAAGAGAGTCAATTATTTTGTCTGCATCAATTAAACGCATTTATTCATCCTCCCATACTCCCAACAACCGCATTCTCTCATACAGCACAGCGACGGTCTTGCGTCTGTATCCGTAGAAGTCTTTCGGGTTCATCGGGATATATCTTTCTCTGCTGATTTTTCTGTAACTTTTCCGGTGTAGGATATTCTCAATAACCATATCCGCTATCACCGTGTTCTTCGGGCAAGCTGACAAGGCAGCACTGGAAAGTAGGTATCCGTACTCTGTCGGGAAGTCTTTCAGCATCGTGTTCAGTTTTTCTATATCCTCTGCCGGAATACCGTAGTCTTTCAGCTTTTTATTCCTTGTCAGCATACCGTTCTCCTTTCTATTTGTCTGGATGATGCTTGTCGTACATGATCGCCACACATACAAGACCAACCATTCCGAATATGATTCCAAGGGTGAATCCTAATAAGAATGTAATCATGCTCGTCCTCCTCATGTACCTTGAAAATAAAATAACAATCAAGCTCCAGATCATCATCGTAAGATATAGTGCATTTAAGTTCGTTACCCCCCAGCTTTTGCACATTTTTGAATCAACGTGCTCAGGGCATCTCCAATTTCTTTGACGTCTTTATTAATATATTCAATCATACTTCCACCTCCTCATAAGTTTCTCTGAATATATCTGGCTTACACGGATAAAATTCACCGTGAACACCGCGGATGATATAATCACCAATATTCGCCAGATGTTCGCCCTCAAGTGTCTTAATAACCAGACCGCCTGGAACTTTCCAATGGTCAATATAGAAATTCTTACCTTCTGCCGACATGTACTGGTCTGTACACTGATAGTCCGTCAGGAAATCGAACATTTCTCGATGATTTGTACCAGTCCACTGTACCGCATCAATTACAACCGGCTTCTTTCTGTACTTCATACAACCACCTCACTATCCGTTGGCATCTGGTAATCAATATGTCCATTTACATAAACTTCCTGGATCATATCCAGTACTTTCATGGCTTTTGCTTTGGTAGAATATTCTCCGAGCAAGCAGTACCACCCCATATCTCTTCTTGTACTTATTACTCCACCTGAAACTTCGATATCGGGTAAAGATTCAAATACAACTAAAACTTCCTTATTCTGACTTCTGATTAACATTTTGTGTCCTCCTTATCTTTCTCACAGAATCCTCTGTGTTCATGCACTGAATACTCGATTCCACGACTCCATTCCATGTATGTGAGTTTTTCTCCTGTCAATTCGCATTTGTGTTTTCTTTTATTCAGATACTTACAAGTTCCGTCACAGTAGCTCATTTTTTGTCCTCCTTAATATCTGTCAAATTCAATGTTGTTGTCTGAATAGAATCTGTATGAATCCTCTCTGATTTTATTAACTTCACGCATGATAATTTCTTTTGTTTTACTGACAGCTTCCTCAAAATCCTCTGTTCTGAGATCGTAGTTGTAAATACCCAATGTACTACAGTTGAGAAACAGCGTATCTCCACAGCCGACGTATTTGTGAATAACGATTCTTAAAGAATTATCTTGCAATGTAAAAATACTCCCGGTTTTGGGTTCTCCTTTGTACTTCGCGTTACTTTTGAATTTCATTTTGCGTCCTCCTTGTCCTCATAATTCATTACAATTGTAATCACCCGTACCAAAACTTTCTGAATCTGGTCGTAAATGTGATGATCGTCAGTTCCAAAATGAGAGCACAATACTGCATTCTGTACGCCCGCAGAATAACAATCTGCCATAAAATCAGCACTGTACACATCGTCTTTATTGTCAAGCTGTCCGTATTCTCTCCACTGAGCGGTAATAAAATCTTCTACTTTTTCATCTACCACATCGTAGTTGTTTTTATCTCCGTTAATATGTCTTACGCAGCAGTCAATAAATCCTAATCTGTCGCAATCTCTATGATCTTTTGCTGTCCCCTGTGTGTATTCTCCAGATACACGATTGATTTCTTCGTCAAAGTTATCTGGTAAATTAAAAATATCTACTTCCAGTCCTCTTGGAAGATTTATTGTGTAACTTCTCATTTTCCATCCTCACTTTCCCCATGTAAGTAACTGACACGCTATTGTGCAGTCCTCCATGATTTTATACTCCCATCTTCTTAACCAGATTCTTATTCATCTCGTCAAATCTTACATCTGTGTTCCTTTCAATGTCCTGCATCATGCTCAGAACGCTCATTTCGCCCCTATTTGCCATTTCAGCGTACTCATTGGCAGTCTGCATAACTGTGAGCAAACGTTTCGTAGAAAAGCCATATAAGCGTCTCAGAGCCATCATGGTCGTAACAACATTAATCGTATCAGCCCAATCTTCTCCATCATTGAATCCATTCTCATAAGCTTCTCTCTCCATGCTTTTGATCTGGCTATGGCAGTTAATCATTGCCCGTCCGAATGCCTGAGCTGCCTGATTGGGCTGAGCTAGAGGAAGTCTCTGCTTTCGTGGCTTTGCTTTAAGTTTACTACTCACGCTTCACACACCTCCTAATTTGCCCTGTAACGGCTTCAAACTGCTTAAGCAATGAATTGTCGTCATTTCGGTTCAAAGTCCGATCATAAGCCGGAGAGACGTCCCACAAGTCATTTACGAGGACGCCGTGCGCCACGCTGTTGAGTAGTGCGCTTCGATGTGCTCCTGTGATGCTTATGATCTCGTCAAGAGTGAACTCTCCAATGTATTCAGTACCTTTGAACAGCTCATACAGTTTCATACTTCTTCCTCCTTGTCACGAACTCATATCCTGTCAACCGGAACGCTCTCGGTGTCTTCGGGTGGTCTGTTTCGATTAGTCCATCTGTTCGCAACATGTCCATGTGACGAAGCACCGTGGCGTTTGACACACCGACACCATCAGCAATCTCTTTGTAAGACGGTGCGTACCGATGTTCTTTGATATACCGGCAGATGTACAGATATATGTCTTTGTGAATCTGCTGACCTTCTTTATACTTCTGTTTGTACATTCTTTCTCATTCCTCTCTGTTTAGAATTAAGAAGTCTGTGAAAAGCTCTTATGTTGTCAAGCAAGAACTGCTTGTCGCTCTCGTCCGGACACGCCCCTGCCAGTTCTCCCAGCTCTGTGCAAGTATCATAGACTTTGCTGGAATATTCGTCTGTAAGCTCTACTAAGTAGAATTCTTTTATAGCTTTCCAGTATTCCGTCATAAATTTTTGTATGATAGGAATATCTCTAGCTTCTACTTTCAAATCCTCACATCCTTTTTGTATACAATATACTATGCACTGTATACGCTCTATTAATTTTTAAAAATTATTTATATTATATATAATAGGTGTATAATATAAGTAACCCACAGTAACCGCAAAGTAACCGTTCAAAAATCCGCAAACCCTTGATTTTACTGCATGGTAACCGGGTAACCGAGTAACCCTGACTTTCTCATATAAGGAAACTTTTATACTCAATATGTGCATATAAATACTTGTATATATATATGCAGAATCAAAGGTTACCTGGGTTACCCGGTTACCTTTTGAACGAATTGTTTGCTAATCAAACACAATATCGTCCGTAATCTCAAAATCACCATTGCAATTCGCAAATCCTTTCGGAATTTCATCTACAATTTTCAAGAACACACATTTGGTGACAATTCCGTCCAGCTTCTTCGCCTTGGTCGGATAACCCCTGCTATCGGTTTCCACAAGCCCCTTTTTGACAGCCCATGACAGGAATGCCTTTCTGGAGAATCTTCCAATTTTGCACAGATCATCAAACGCTGCGCTATAGATTATTGCGGTTGACGTCTTCTCTACCGGATCATTGTCAATGGCTCCCCATCTTTCTGTTTTAATATCCGGGTTATCATCGAACTTAATTCCGTTCATAGCGATCTTATCAACCACGAACCAGTAAGCGCGTTCGTTTTCGGAAACCATTTCTTTCTCTGTCAGGAGGTTCTTTGCTGTCTCAATGTCAATGTATTGACCATCATGGAATAGCTGATCTGTTGCAATCTTATCTGCTGCCAGAATGATACTCATAGATATACTCTGCTTTTGCATCTTATCATCGTCCTGTATAAGCCCCTGATAGTGCTTTTGCATGGCTTTTATATCATCAATGGACATTTCCTTGACTACGTTCACGAAGTCGATTCCTGCATATCCGTAGTTCTTTTTAAGGGTATCTGCGGTAAGCTGTGGATCGTCAAATATCTTTTCAGAGCACTCGACCTCAATAATTCGGTTAATTGCTCCACCCTGACTGACATATCCGGCAAGCGGACGCTCACCATTGGTCAAAATGCAGTTCTGCCAGCGGTTCTCCCGGTTGACTCCCAATTCCTTATTAGAACGACTTTTTCCTTTGCCTGAGCATAAATCGTATACAATCCCTTCAAAGTTATCCCTGATCTTGGCAGATACCTTGGAAGTATCATCCAGAATTAGCGGAAGATTGTTGAGCATATCAGACTTTGCTTCCAGAGCTACATCTGTTGTTTTGAAATCTCCTATATACCTTGATTCACCCGGATTCGCCCAGACAGAAGCTCCTAACATAAGCGTCACAGTCTTACCACCCTCAGTTTCTCCCCAGAGGTCTACAAAGAACGGAAGCGCGCCAACAAGCTTAATCAGAATACTAGCAAAACTTGCAGCCAACATAATTTTCGGTTCTATTCTTCCAGTAGCACGAACCTTCTTCACATGCTCATACCATTCTGTCCTGCTGCCACTTACGCTGATACTTTCGTACAGTTGTCGGAACCTCATATCTCCATCGAATACAATATCCTTGTCATAGGGAAGGAAATAATCCCTGATCCACCCGATTTTGCTGGAGGAATACTGAATGTTGATATAATCGTCATTTGCATTCTCAACGTCTGACAGATACCGCACAAGAAACTTCGCATTTTCTGAAGTTACTGAAATCCCAAGCGCAGATAAGCCAACGATTTTAGTGGATGACGCAACCATGGTTTTCGGTACAATAACCTCGGACCATTTATTATTTCTTTTGTAGATTAGCTTTATCTGTTCTTCTCCGGTCTCCAGATTCTTCATTCGTTCAATCGGAAGAATAGGATGATAGCAAGCTATAATATCCGGCGATCCTGGATTCGTGTTTGATATTCTGATCCCATCATCGTCCGCTATCCAGTTAAGACATTTCATTCTGTCATATTCGCAATCAGAGAAATTAGTCCACTGATCCAGCATCGAAACAGCCTTACTGCTTTTTTCTTTTTCAATCATCTGCTTCTGTACTTTTGTGTAAGCCTTCAGCAAATCCTCAAATTTTTTCTTTACACCAAGCTCCTTGGCTCTGTCCAGAAGAGTCAGCGTAAGACGCGCCTTGTATATCTCGTCTTCCTGACTGAATATCTCGTCAAACACTTCTTCATCCAGAATAGAATCCTTCGTGAGCTTGCTTATCATTTCCACTTTTAATCACCTTCTTCCAGTCCTGTTATGAATCCATGGTGGTATAAAGCAAGTTGCAGCTTGTTCCACGCTTCGCACCATCTGTCAGAAAGAGGATTCCATCTCTCAATTTCCGCCCGATAAAAGTCGATATCAGACAAACATTCATCCAATTCAGCTTTTTTTTTCTGCTCCTCTTTGCGCTTCATTTCCATCTGCTTCTGGTGGTGGTATATTGCCATTCTGGAAGAGAAATCTGGTTTCTGGTAAGTTCCTCCAAGTATGGTAAAAGCTGTCTTAAAATCGCAATTATCCATATTCTGAACGAAAGTAAAAATATCTCCTGACGCGCCACATCCGAAGCAATAGTAGCTGTCTTTGTAAATTTTCATTGAAGCAGTACGGTCACTGGGATGAAATGGGCAACTGATAAAGCCAGCTCTGTTCGGAATCATTCCGTATCTGGAAAGAACATCCCTCATGCTATTCTGCTGTTTAATCGTTTCTCTATCCATTTGACAAAATCTCCAAAATTCTTTTGCCAGTATCTTTCTTGTCGCAAAACAGAAATTCAACGCCATATTTCCGTTGCATTGTGCAGAGAATCTTATACAGAACGTCCCCGTGCATAACTTTCTGTTCCTGCTCCACCCAGGTGCCATTCTTTTTAACTCTTTTATTTGCCCGGGGATTCTCCCACCAGAGAACGTCATCCAGCTTTTCAATTCCTTTTCCATGCTCACACAGAAATATGAGCTTTATTCCTGCTTCATTCGCCCGGATAATCTCAGCACGGAATCTCTCATGCTGCTGGCATACATTTCCGCATAATTCGGAGAGATTTTGCTTTCGGTCAACAACTAACCTGGGGTTGTCATAATTCATATAATCCCCGACGTAGAGCTTTGACACGAACCATTTTTCTCCTGCTGCATCAAATGCTTTCTTAATGCCATCAATAACTTTCTGATGCTCCCTACTGTCAATTTGTATCATGCGAACGGCATCTCCTCATCAATTCCATCTGGAATATCCATAAATCCGTCCGGGTCTGTTTCCGGATGCGGTGTCTCTGACTTCTGCTGGCTCTGGTTAGCACCTTTACTTTCACCAAACTCAATCTCTTCTACAACAATATCTGTTGTGTACACTTTCTGCCCATCACGATTAGTGTAACTGTCGGTCTGGATCCTACCAGATAAGTCCGCTTTCATTCCTTTAGAAAAATATTTCTCGATAAATTCTGCTGACTTTCCGAAAGCGATGCAATTTAAGAAATCTGCTTTCTGATCAGAACCCTCTTTCACAAATCTTCTATTTACCGCAATAGAAAATCTCGCAATAGATGCTCCATCATTGGTGTACTTGATTTCCGGATCGCGTGTAAATCTTCCTGCAAGAATTACTTTGTTCATGCCATTACTCCTTTTCTGCATGCTGTTTATCATAGTCAATTAACATTTTGAGACATTTATGTCCTTTCTCTTTTGTAAGTGACTTAATGTCATTTACCTTGAAACGAGTCTTGATCTGGTCTAAAAGTTTAGCTTCCGGGTACTTATCAATAATGTTTTTGATTGACATAGTAGTCTCGGAATTAATCATCTCGGCTTCTTTTGCCGACTCCGCTTTTCTGCCGGACGTTTTTTCTTTCTCTCCTGTATTGGTAGAATCACTGTCTTTGTTATCATCAATACAGAACAGACCGTTCAAGGCGTACTTTCTGGCGTAAGATGAAGCTGCACCTGTCACCTGTGAAGAATCCATACCTTTCTTAGATTCTTCTTCCCTTGCATAAGCAACGGTTGTAATCTCACCGGTATCTTCGCAGTCGTTCAGATGAGCTTCTGCTCTGACATATATTCTGTCTCCAACAACTTCCATCCGATCTGTGACACTTAACACGGTCTTTGTTTCTGCCAGAAGTGGCTTTACAGCCTCCAGAATATCCTCGCAGCTCCTGTATTTGTATTTCCCGAAGGAATTGTACTGTCCTTTAGGGGCTTTCAGTTTTGACTGAATAATACCTAACTTCTCATATATATTCACTGTCATTCCTCCTTGTCATAAACTACATGCTTGCTGCCCTCAACGATCAGCAAACTTGCGATATCTTTCATTGATAAGGTCGATTCGTTATAGATTTCAACCAGTGCGTTGTATGCGTCTATTGATACTTTCACAACCGGGTTGTCCTTATCAGTTGCCGGCTGCTTCCAAACTCGCTCATTGATACTTTCCTCCTTGTAAGATTTCTGAGCCGTTAAAAGCCCATTTAGAGCCTGTACGTAGCTCGCCAGTGTTCTTGCTTTGTACGAACTTTCAACGTAGTTATCAGCTACAAGGGAAAGCTGCTCGTCTATCAGGGCAAGGATTTCATCAATTCTCTCCTGCATCTTTTCTCACCTCGCTAAAGAAACAGTAAACATTGTCAGAACCATCTCCCCGTGCCGGATTCTGCTCGCCATTTGGAAAGATTCCACCAGCGCAATGATACTCAAGATGATTCAGATACATGTCCGGGTTCTCCCAGTCAAGAATGTACGCTTTCCGCCTGTTCAGCTCCTCCAGAAGCTCGTTCGCTGTCGTTGTCAACTCCATTGTCGGCAAGAGTTTCAGTTCTGTCTGATTCGACATTTAACGGACACCTCCCATCTACCAGAAGCTCCAACAGAAAAGTTTTGATTATCTTGAGCTTCTTGGATATTTCGCTTTCACAAAGATAATTAAAATTTATAGTCTGATACAAATCCCAATTGAATTTACTTCCGAGAATTCCGATAATTCCTTTATTTTTAACTCCTCTTACATTCAATCCGTATGATGAATATTCAAACGTAACATCAGCTGTCGGAACTTCATTCTCGACTCTTTTACAGAGTTCGTAAATTTCGTCAATCTCTTTCTCAAACATTCCCATTCTCCTTCCTCTCTGGCGTATCAATATCCCAGAGAATTCCATATACGATCATCGTGGTCATTGCTGCCGCAAAAAGCTGTCTGCCCGGTCCGCCCCACTGCCAGAAGGGTAGGAATGTGGAAAAGCTCCCGATCAATGCGGCGCAGATGATGTTTTTCAGATTATTCACTGATACCTCCTATGATCCACGCAAGGTTGCTCGCCACCAGTGCAGCCGCTGTCACAATCCACGCTGTGAACCATCTTTTTGACTTTTTCTTGCTTTCTTCGACAATTTCTGTCGCAAGCGCTACTTCGATGTCAGCCCATGTTGGCTGATTTTCGTTTCTAATTTCGCTCATATCTAGCTAATTTCTCCTTATTTATTCTTATTTGTCTTTACAATTAGCAGATAGAGGCTTATAATTAACCTGTATCCACTAAGGTGCTTTAGTGGGTGCAAAGCTCCGGGGTGGAGGTTTCGGCTCCCTCCGGGGCACTCACTTATTAAGAGCAGCTTTGCCTTTCCAGACATGACCAGTTACTTCGTAGACTTTCCTAGGGCTTATGATGTATGTGATTCGGCCACCGGAAAGGCTTTTTGCTGGTTTATTATTCTGCACAGCCACACCAATCGGCAACCATCCGTACACAATTCCTGCTCTAATTGATGTTACAGGAAGTCCGATCAGCTGACTTGCATCGGCTACCGTCATGTTCTCTGATGAAAACTCTGGCATCTGTGGGATACCTGATATGATTCTTGCCACTTCTGCGGCAAACTGATGAACCTGTGCATTCTGCTCTACGTAATTATCAACTGCACTCATATAAACCTCTTTTCTAACTGATACTCATTTGAGCGTTACAGTCACGTATCATCATTACTGTATTTGTACATGGATGCCAGTTCTTAACATATTCCATAGATTCTTTAAATCTCAGCTTAGGGATGTTATTACGGGCATTTACTGCGAAGTAAGTCTTTATATCTCTGTTGCATTCAGCAAATACTTTCTTGCCAATTTCCTTGTAAGCATTTGACTCTTTCCCACCAAGGTGAGCAATTACGACACTTGACACTAAGTCTCTAATAGATTCCTGCTGTGCGTAGTCAATAGTCATGGTATTTTCAAGTCTGTTAAGCCGCTCTTCGTGATCTAAGAATCCTGTCGCAATAACCTGTATCTGTTCAACTGTCGTCAGTGGCTTCTGGTATGAGCCTGTCTTTCTGATTGTCGGAAGAACTTCATCCATAACCCATGATTCAAATTTCTCTGCCGATGGAAGTTTCGATTTCATAATCAAGCGGTACAAATCTCCCTCATTTATGTATGACATTGACTGAATGCCACTAGATGTAGGGGTGTCACGTTTCGTTACTCCCTTACAATGGTCAAGAATGGCTTTCCTCGGATTACTGTATCCAAGTGCTTTCGCAACATCTGTTCCAACAAAATACGGTTTCCCGTCAATTTCTATTGTTCGAATTTCTCCGAACTCCCCTGAATTAAAAATCTGTAATTCGTTCATAAGTCTCCTTTCTTGTGATATACTCCCTATAGATGGGAGGTGATAATAATATGAAACCGAATATGGCAAACGGCTCCATAGTTCCGCACAGCGTCCTTGAACAGCAAATAAAAGAAGCTAAAGAAAAAGAATTACGGAAACAGCAATGGCGGCATGATTTCCGAGTAGCTTTATTTAGTGCTGTTGTTGGCGGATTTACTGGATTCCTGGCTACTGTAATCACTCAGATGTTACTTTAGCATCCACTGCGCGAGTAGGCTTCCGAGTACTCCACAGGTAGCCGAAAGCGCAAAGCAAAGAATCCAAAATGTGATTCTGTTTTTCAATTTGTTTTCACCTCCAAGTTAAGAACTTTGAACTTTTTCTTTAAAAAAATAGTCCTGTATATCATCGGCAGAAAGCTCCAACAGATTAACTGCTTTGCAAATATCTGACTGTTTCCAAAACAGCTTTCCGTTAAGCTTCAACGATAATGTACGCTCCGACCATTCCATAGCATTCGCAAAGGAACTCTGACTATCATATTTTTCAATGATTCTTCCCTTGAGTTTACTATAATCAAATGCCATATCTGCACTCCTTTCTAGTTCAATGTTTTGAACTGATTATAATATAACATCGCCATTACGCTATGTCAATACATTTTTTCAATATTTTTAACTTTTTTGTTTTAAGTCTTGAACTTTTGTTTCATATGTGATATATTATCATCAGAAAGCGAAAGGAGAATAATATAATGGAAAAAGTTAGTTCATCAGAAAGATTTAAGACTTTGATGGACGAACGTAATCTGAGACAGGTTGATATTCTTAATCTTGTTCTTCCATATTGTAAGAAATACAATGTGAAAATGAATAAGTCGGATATTAGCCAGTACGTTTCCGGAAAGACAGAACCTAGTCAAGAAAAACTGGTTGTCTTAGGAATGGCACTAAATGTTTCAGAGTCGTGGTTAATGGGATTTAATGTAGGACGTGCTAGAAAAGACACACCTAATCAGGCGAAAGAAGATTTTAATCTGATTTCAAAATTCTCATTATTAAGCGAACGTGATCAGAAAATTGTTTTAAGTCTAATTGATTCCATGCTTTCTAATTAAAAAAGTGGGGCCTAATCGCCCCACTTCTCCAGAAATAGTTTTATGAATGTGTACAGGTATTCTAATGTACCTGTCTTTTTTATTCCATTTATCATCCCGATAATCTCTTTCTTATAATCCATAAATAACCCTCCCTGTCGCAACTATCGCCTACATTACAGTATATGTGTGGTTTGTGGGAAATATAACCGAACATTCGTTCATTTTTTGCTATTATATCACTAATGTTCGCCCTTGGAAACTGCCAGATATACACCGATATGTTTATGATCGCATAGAAATTATTCGTAACATCAAAGATATAGTCTTTTCTGTTTAGTGGCAGGGCGAATAAAAATGGCGGCATGGTCTGATTTGTTTCATGGGCGCTATTCTTATGTAGGGTAGAAGATCTGTACGCATTTTGGACAGAATACACTTCTGACTCTTCGCGGATATAATCGTCTACGCACATTGGTAAACAAACAATGTAATTAAGCAAAAGCACAGCTCCTATTATAATTAGTATATTTTTGATTATTTTCATTTTACAAATCACCTAAAAATGTCTATTTACAACTAAATTTAACGATGCTATAATAAAAATAACATATTTAAACACTTTTTTTTGCAAATGGCGAAAACAACGCCCATAAGGGAATGATTTGAATGAAAATTGCGATTTGTGACGATGATAATTTACGAATTGAGATTTTCAAAAGTAGCATTGACCGATATTTAAAAGAGCATGGTGATGGTGGATATACATTAACTACTTACACCAGCGGAAAGCCTTTGATTGACGATGTTTCAGATGGTGAATGGTATGACATTATAATTCTTGATGTCTCCATTAACGGAGAAAATGGCATAGAGATTGCCAAAAGATTAAGAAAGATCGGATACTATGGAAATATCACTTTTTGGACAGAACGCAAAGAATATGTATTTGATGCACTTGATGTGCTACCGGTGCATTACATCATTAAAGGCTCCGAGCATGGAAGAATGTATTCAGTTGTTGAGCAGACTCTTGAAAATATCCGTGAAAAAACGCTTACCATCAAGAACAAGGACTATTTTCACAGAGCTGAATTCCGGCATATTGAATACATCGAAAGCCAGAACAAATACATAATGATTCATTGCACGTGCGGAATATCGCACAAGGAACGAGGAAAGCTCAATGATATCGAACAGAGTCTTGACGGAAGATTTTTGCGCTGCCACCAGAGCTATATAGTTAATATGGACGAGGTAAGCGAAGTAAGCCATTTTTTTACGATGGTATCTGGCGCGATCGTCCCGATCAGGCAAAGAGAACTTGCAAAAATAAGAGAAAAATATGAAAACTACGCCATTGGAGGGAGATAAAGCATGAGCGAAGAAAAAACCAAGAAGTGCAAACATTGCAAGATGGATATTCCAAAAGATGCAAAAATATGTCCACATTGCAGAAAGAAACAAAAAAGCGGAATATTAAAATGGGTTGTATTAATACTTATCATAGGAGTGGTTATCGGTGTTATCACAGACAAAAGTGATTCGGGATTAGATAAAAACACAGCAGCCACTACTTCTACAGAAAAGAAAGAAACTGCTACTAAGCAAAAAGAAGAAGCTACACCAATCGAGTACACTACTGTTTCCGTCAATGATATGATGTCCGATCTTGATAGCAACGCCATGGGTGCATCTGATAAATACAAAGGTAAATACCTTGAGATCACCGGAAAGCTCAGTAACATTGATGCAGCTGGAAAATATATTGATCTTATGGCTGATGGAGATTTTGAGATTATTGGAGTTCAGTGTTACATCAAAAACGACGACCAGAAAGCTAAAATAGCATCTATGTCAAAAGGTGACACTGTTACATTAAAAGGAAAATGTACAGATGTCGGAGAAGTATTGGGATATTCTCTTGATATTGACGAGATAGAGTAGATAACGCGGCTCCTGCTTAACGGCAGGGGCTGTTTTTATACAAGGAGGAAATTATGGCAAAAAGAAAGAAATACCCGAAGTTGCCGAATAGTTTCGGCTCTATCCGCTATCTCGGCAAGTGTCGAAGAAACTGCTATGCAGTGCACCCACCGGCAACGATTGACGCAACAGGAAAAGCAGTCCGTCCACCTGCAATCTGCTATGTTGACGACTATCTGAAAGGTTTCGCCGTTCTGACAGCTTACAAAGCTGGGACGTACAAGCCGGGTATGGAAAAAGAGCTTGAGATTGCCCCTACAACGGACGCAGACGCTCTTATAAGCCGTATTCTGTCAGACTACAATACATTTAAGGGCGCAGAGGAAAAACACCCGGAAACGCACAAATTGACGTTCTCAGAGGTGTATGAACAATTCTACGCATGGAAATTTCCAGGCGGAACAAAAGCGTCTTATAGCTCGATGGAATCATACAAAACGGCTTACTCAAACTGCAAAACATTACACAATCGCACATTTGAAGATTTAAAAGCCCCCGATTTACAAAACGTAATAGACAAATGCACTCTTAAGAAGCAAAGCAAAGCAATTATATTAACCCTCTTTAAGCAGATGTATAAGTATGCTATTTATTCAGAAATTGTGTCGGAAAACAAGGCTTTATATGTAAAAGTTAACGCGAATGATGATACGGAACATGGCACACCTTTTTCGGATGAGGAATTGCAAATCCTTTGGAATAACACCGATGATCCAGAAGTACAGCTTATTCTGATCATGTGCTACTCCGGCTGGCGAATTGGCGAGGTCCTGAAGCTTACGACTAATCTTGAAGAGAGATATTTCCAGGGAGGTATTAAGACCGCAGCCGGAAAAGACAGGATCGTTCCAATCCATCCGAACATATATGAGTTTGTGAAGAATAAGGTTCTGATGCAAAACGGCAGGCTCTGTATCTATTCCCAGACACAGCACCGAAATGCTCTGTTCTACCCTACACTGGAACGGCTGGGGATAATCGGCAGCCCGAAACACACGCCGCACGACTGTCGGCACACCTTTTCTGCTTTATGTGAAAAATATGGCGTCCGGGAGAACGACCGGAAGAGGATGCTGGGTCATTCGTTCGGGAACGATGTCACAAACGCTGTGTACGGTCACAGAACCCTGGAAGAACTCCGGGAAGAGATTGAAAAGATAAAAGTTCCGTTTGTGACTAACTGTGACTAACCGTTCCTATTTTTATCTTTTTTAAACTGTCTTAATCACTCTAACAAAAGTCTGCAAAGTCTTGATTTTACTGGCTTTTCCGCATTTTACAAGGGATTCCGTAAAAACATTTTCTTTAATCTAATTTTAATGAAAATCTTCAGGAATCCTTTGTTTATGCGGGTTTTCAGACTTTATTTGTGACTAATTTGTGACTAACCGTGCAAATCTATATCTGTTCATAACATCGTAATTTGACGTAAAAAAAGAGAGCCGGGTTTTTAGGTCCGACTCTTTTCCTGACAGTCCACTCGTGCCGCTGCTAACAGTCCCCGAATTGGAACATACAGCTCTTTCATAAATGCACGGTGAATCGGTCTGCACTCTCAACTTGTGCTAGTCACACAGGGTACTATACGCATCATAAGTTCAATCCCTGCGTGACTATTGGTAGTATAACCTGTTTTGAAGAGAAAATCAATCAGAACATCATTTCGTGTTGGCTTTCATATGCTCAATCACTCTCTTCCATGTATCAATGCCGCAAGTTCCATTTGCCTTTACACCAACATTTTTCTGGAAAACTTTGAGGGAATTATATGTGTCATTCCCAAACTGTCCATCAACTTCTACGCCCAGCATTGCCTGAAGCATCGCTACAGCTGTACCGGAACTGCCTTTTCTCAGAATCGGAAGCCTTGTCTGGAAGGTGCCGGTGAGCGTGGTTGAAGGCGTACTTGCTTTTGCGCCGGTGGTAACAGCAATAGCCACGTGGTGATTATCGTTCAGGAGGATATCTCCTGCTTTCAGATAGTCGCCAGATGTCAGATACTTGCTGTCCGTCAGGACTTTCGCACCGGCAGCTTTCATTGCGGCTCTCATGTTTCGTGTTGTCAGATAGATGCTGACTGCTTTGAGCTTTGCGTTATTCAGGCGATATCCAGTGCCCTTAACAATAGCAGCTGTACTTGCGCTGCAATCAGATTCGCAAGCTACCGTGATCTGCGCCGGATCGTAGTTGCTTGCCTTTAAGTGCTGCCAGAACGAATACCGGTCATTGCTGTTTCCGGCAGTACCCTGATCGTAGCCGACGAGATTGTTTCGTGCTGCTTTTGTCGCCATGTCTGCAATCATGGCTGCGATTTTAGAATCGTTAAATCTCAGGACGCAGAGCCACGGTCTGCTGTACCAGTTCATGATCTGATACTCTGTCCCAGTCTGATCTCCTGCTTTTCCACCTGCATATCTTCCGTTTTCGTCATGTCCGCAGTTACTGATTTTTACCATTTTTGTTTCTCCTTTCTGTGTCGTTTCTTGATAATCTTTGTAAAATACATCCATATCAACATTTCCGCTGATGCCGGATACTTTTCCTTTGCTTGAATACTGCCAGCCTACACCGACAGACGGACGTAACCTTTCTTGTACGGAACCATTGTCGCTGGCCGGATAACGTGCAATCCAGCACTCATACTTTCTGAGTGCATCAGTCAGAACGTTGTTGTACCAGTCCAGATTGCAGTATATACCGACCTTATAACCGGCTTTTTTCATCCTTACCAGAAATGCAACTGCAATGTTCTCAATAGCCTGCTTGCCGAGTTTCCGCTGATTAGACCACTCAAGGTCGTAGAATACTGGAAAGTCCAGTCCACGTCCGTTCAGTGCGGCGATCACTTCCTCTGCTTCGTCAATAGCCTGTGCCGGTGTCAGAGCGTAAGAATATTTGTACCCACCGACAAGGATTCCGTTGGATTTACAACCTTTGTAGTTGTACTCGAATGAGCCATCAATGCCGGTTTTCTGATGCACTCTCAAGATTGCGAATTTAATACCGGATTTAGCTACTTTCGCCCAGTCCGATTTTCCTTGATTGGATGATACGTCAATACCTTTAATCTCCAATTTATCAACTCCTTTTTATGAAACATATTTGTGGTGACTGTAGCGTACAGATTCCTGTGCTACTTTTGCATAAATCATAGTCGTGTCAAGTTTCTCGTGTCCGAGCATCTTCTGCAAGTCGGTGACGTTCATTCCCCGCTCAAGCGCTATGCTTGCCGTTGTGTGCCTTATCAGATGCGGGTATAAGTGTCTGCCGATGCCAGAACGCTCTCCAATCTGCCGGACAATCTGTTCGATTTGCGTCTTTGTGATGCCCCGATACGGCTGACGGACGGTGGATATTACGCTGTCGGAATCACCTTTCCGGCTGAGCCAGTATTTCTTCAGAGCAACTTCGGCTCTGGCGTTGATGTACGATATCCGGTGCTTACTGCCTTTTCCGAACAAATGGACTTCTTTTGTTTGAAAGTCAATGTCGGCTTTCTTGAGAATCACCATTTCCGAAACACGGCATCCGGTACTGTAGAACAGTTCCACAAGGGCTTTCTCCCGATAGTCCCTGCAAGCATCCCGAACTAATTCAAGCTCGATATCGGACAATGGCTCACGTGGTTTGGCTTCAAATTTAATCGGGTTTATCCGACTGCATGGATTCTTTGAAAGATACTCTTCCTTCACACACCAGTCGAAAAATGTGTGGATGATAAGTCTTTTTCCGTCAATCGTCCGGTTGGTGTTACCTTTTGCCGACAATCCGAACAGATACACACGGATATCGTTGGTGGTTATCTGGTTTAGTGGCTTGCTAACCGTCTTGAAGAAGTCGTCCAAATTGCACTTATACGTTCTCAGTGATTGCGGCGACATTCCCTCTATCTTTTTTGACACCAGATATACCTTGTAGCACTCCGGTATGCAGTCTTGATACGGCACGATTTCCGTGATCTTCTTCTCAATGTCGAAGTTTGCTGAAAACATCTCCAACTCCATCAAAACGGTTTTCATCTGCTCCGGTGTCAGTTTCCCATCCAGTTTCGTCATAAATTCGGTTGCAAAATTTTCCATAAAAAAGCCCTCCTTTTGGGTACACAAAGGGAAGGCACTGTGATATAATATACCTGTACCCTTTGTGGTGCTAATTGGAAGTCGAGTGTATCTTTGGTCGGAGAAGCTCGGCTTCCTTTTTGTTATAATGTTTTGCTCGTATTATAACACTTAGCACACTCCATTGGTAGCTTTTTATGAAATTTTTAATGAACTAAATGGGAAGACGGAAAAAATTATTTCATATACGGATAGATGCTGGTTATTACTTGAGCTGCTTTTGTTGTAATAGTAACTACACGTCCGTTGTTTGAAACACTAATTCCGTCTGGAAGTTGCGGTGTTGCAATAGTATATCCCGATGTACTAGAACCACTAATATAGAATGGGATAAGAGTGTAACCTATTAATATCAAACCATGCGTAGCGCCACGCACGTTCGAAACCGTAAGAGATGTTCCGTAGGTTCTTTCGTACCTCAGAAACGGATTACTATTTAATTCATTTAAAGCCCCCACCACGGACTTGTTATGGGTCTGCAAGTTACTAATGACCGCATTGGTCAGTTTTCCAACGATCCAGTTCCAGATTCCGCTGAACGGTGAAAGCTTGTTTGCCTTCGCCGTTGCATCGTAAATCATCATCGTGTCGTTGTCCGCCGGTGTTGCTTTCTGTGTGTACTCGTTAAATTTACCCATTACTGTAATCTCCTTTCTAATTCTTTAATACGTTTCTCTTGCTCGTCAACCTTTGCACTGAGTTCCTGTATGGCTTTAATGGCGTAGTTCAGCAAGTACGGACTGTTAATCTGCTTAATGTCCATCTCACCGTTTTCGTCATATCCGCCGCCCAGAGCCAAGTTAGGGTCGATTTCTTCCAGTTCGTCTGCCACAAAACCGATATCCTGATGCCATCCGCCCATCCGCTCTTTCCAGTCGAATTGACGGACTTTCATGCGATTGACCGTTTCGAGGGCGTCTGTTTCACTGTTTTCGATGTTTTCTTTTAGGCGGATGTCGGAAACAGCCAGGTTCGAATAAATATAATGTGTTTCATAAGAACTGCCGCCCCACTGTGCTTTTACACCAAGGCGGTAACTGCCATGTTCGGTACCGGCTCCATATCCATTTACGTGATAGTCAGAACTCAAAAAAGCTACTCGATTAGTGTCGGCAGTAACAGATGCTATAGGCTGTCTTGTTACCGCTTTACTCGATCCACTCGCTATTTTCGCTTGATTTTCGTAATCGTAAAAAAGGAGCCTGCCTCTTGCTATTGCATCTCCCCTAACTGTTAGCTTGTCGAGCTCACCTATGACGTTAGCAAGTGAATCAAATGAAATTATGCTTTTTTCAAGATGCAAGTCGTTGCCTGAACTTGTACCACCGCCCGCTATATCCTGAACAAATGTCAAGCCTTTCTTGTTAAATGCAATTTTACCCTTTGCATTTTTGTTAGTCAGCGTCGTTGCTCTGGTTTCTATTCCATTTTGCCCAATGGTTAAAATCAAACTTCCACTGCTATCGTATATTTTCACCAAGCCGTTTCCGTCATTCTGTCCGCCGAGTGCAAGTGTTCCACCTTTTGCGGCATTGAACGAAATATACAGCGTCGCGTTTCCACTCTCATCCTTGCCATAATACAGACCCTTGAACTTTCCGCCGTCTGATAGGATATCAACTATCTGTTCCTGCGTCAGAGATGCCACATCAACCGCCACGGAAAACGTCTGATAGTCTGCAAGCTTCGTTTTTGCTTGGTCAAAATACAGCGAAACCTTGAGCATGTTGTGAGCCTTGAGTGACAGGTTATTGACATTAATACTCAACCGGTCAAGTGCCGCAGTCTGTGATACCGTGAGCGATGACCATGTAGCGCCGTTGTCGGTGGATTTTTCCAGTTTCCACCATCCCTTTTGCGACTGTGCAACTTCGCCGTTTCCATCCCTGTAGAACGAATCCACAATGAGCGGCGCCGGTGTTATTTTTTTGTCTGCACCCATCAGCAACACATCTGCATTACTCTGGAAGAAGTAAGTCCTTCCGGCACTTCCCTGCTCACCTTTGATTTTCGTCCAACTGTACTTGGTTGGGTCAGTGCTGTCATTCGGCGTGTAATCGGTGTACTGCCCGATATACAGCTTATTGACGCTATCATCCACAGAGAAGCCGGTTTTTCCATCCGCACTGTTGGCGTATGCGATATGAAAGTACGGTGTCTTTCCGTCCGCTCCCGGTGTTCCTGGAACACCCTGTGCACCATCCGCTCCCTTAATCAGTGACCATGTATACTTCGTCGGGTCGGTGCTGTCGGCTTCCACGAAGTCCACGTACATTCCGATATACTCACGGTTTCCGTCAGATACCGAAAAGTCTTTCTTTCCATCCGCACTGTTGGC